GTTTAATTCCTTGTTGTTCGTCGTCGAGAGAAACTGCAAACCCTTCCTCAATCATTTGCGTCCCTACGTCGAAACCCTTGTAACGAACTTCTCCTAAGAGACGACCATATTTTCCCACTCGATTCATTTTGTTAATTATCACTTCGACCATTGCGCCCTCGATTAAGTCTTTGAGGTGATTACGACTTCTAACTCCCCCTTCTTCGTTGAGTTCTGCTGCCATTAAGTTCGACATCCGTAAAGGGAAAGTGAAGTCTCTCCATGAAACTTCTAATCTGATTGTGTCGCCGTCGTGAACATTGACAACTTTAGCGTCGAAGTCCTCTGCGATTTGTTGGTGTGGGCTGTCGAAGTAATAAAGATTCATCTGGTTGTTCGTTAGCTCTGGGAATCTTTTAAAGTCATGTGCCATCTTATCGTACCCTCATTATCCAAACTACTCCGTAGTATGTTGGTAAATTAGCTGTTGTTGTCATATCATCTCCCGCATTTGTCGTCATTGCATAAACCGCACCGCCTCCCGCTGCGTTAGGTGCTCCGAAATTATTAAGTTGATGTGTATGGTCTTCTGTTCCCCCAGTTCCCCCGCTCGTCGCATCTCCACGCATAAACCTATTATCCCCGTTAAGGTCTGGGATAGTCTGACCGTTCAAAGGACTTAAAGCATCAACCAAAACCGCACCATCACACTCAACCCAACCTTCCGCAAGATTAGGGACTCCTGATAAAGTCTTCGCCCATGCAACAATCCCACCAATAGGAGTGTCCCCAATACTCCTACTCTCTTTCTCAACCAAAGTCGTGCCTGTAATTAGTATGTCTGCCATTAAACCGTCTGCCCCTTCATCCACGTCACCGTTTCTTGATTTTTAATAAGTCCTATGCATTGGATAAACCGCGCCCAACACGTATTCATTAAGTTCTCTGCTTCTCGGATTGAGCTGTAACCAGAGTTATCAAAAGCAATCATAAAATATCCACAATAATTTGTCTCGATTTCTGTGAGTAATCCTGTGGCTGTGGTCTTGTAGAGTGCGAAGTTTGTACTCCAATCTTCTCGAGTAAGACAATTAACAAACCCCTCAACTTCCTTCGCTAGTTGTGTAATGTAAGCATCAGAAGACCCGTTTGTTGATACTCCGCCCCCTGCCTTTGCTTTGATTTCTGTTTCTGTTGCGAATATAGTTGTTGCAGCCATGAGATTAACAGAAAGCCATAATATTTAAACTTTCGTCTTTTGCTGCTAATTCCGCCGCCCTCATTATTCCCTCTACTATATGGGTATTCTTGCCTGATATTTTAACTTTCCATAATCCGTGAGCATCTTGAATCTTATCCCACCTCACAGAACGGAAGGATGCTTTGATGTCGTCCCGATTCCAAAGGTGCAGTTCTCCTCTTTCTCCCATCGCCCTCATGTTGTCGTGCATATCTTCATTGTATAATCTTTGCTTTCCGTCTTCTTGGTCGATTGAAATTTGCCTGTTGTTCATCGCGATAATCTTTCTTTTTATGTCGCTTATTAATTGTAGATGGTCATAAACAGAAACTCCTAGTGTCCCCGAACCTGCGTCAATTCCCGACTTCGTACATTTATGTTTCTTTGTGTATTCTACAATCAAATCTTCATTATTATTTGTCAATAGTAGTCTTCTTGTGTAGTGGTCGATTTGAGTTACGTTCTTCTTGTTAATTTTCTTAACAACTTCTGCCGCGAAATAATCCCCCCCCATTCTAGCCAAATCAAAACCTCCATAATTCTTCCCTATCTTCTTTAATGATTCATCCTTCTTCTCGTTAACGTGGCAAACCTTCTCAATCCACTCATCACTATAAAATTGTCTTTTGTCTAATGCTGCGATTGCCAGGTACTCTTGCGCGTAAACCATTTCGGATTTATCCTCTTTCTCCTCTGCCAAAAATTCAATGAATCCGTCATGTTGTTCTTGTGTCCAACTCTCTGAAATCGGTCTTTTTCGTGAGACGGTTTCGGTGTCCATCTCCCAAACTTTAAATCGTGCCTTTGGGTCTTTGTCTATGATTGCTTTTTTATAATTCTTCCAAAAATATCCCTCTTGTCCGTCAAACGTTCCAAACATCCAAATCCTTCCATTTGTAGTCGCTAGGATTGGGGTCGCCGCATCAAAAAATAAATCTGGTTGGAATGGTGCTTCATCAACCATAAGGACTTGACCCTCAAAACCTCTACTACTTCTTCCTGTATCTCCAACTGGTTTCGCCAATAATATTCTTCGATTCTTATTTACTTTCAAAACTAATTTGTTCAATGTTGGTTTATCCTTTCCTCTCCCAATAAGTTCCGGGCATGTTTCTTGAGCGTATGCTGTTGCAAATGCTATTAGAAGTTGTGCTTGGTCGATTGTTAGTGATGCACAAACGATTTGTGATGTTGGATGTGGGTTGTGATGTGTTTTGAGCCATTCAACTGCTTTCTGCGCGAATAAGTGTGTTGCTCCAATCCTTCTCCCTTTGGCTAGTAATATATGGTGTTCTTCTTCTGCCATAATCTCCTTCTGCCAATCATCAAGTTTAATCTTCATTTTTTATCGTGACAATCCACACATAAGGTTTCTAATTTATCCGGATTGCATAAGAGATGTTCTTCAATTAATTCTATAATCTCATCCCATACTTCTATCCCTTCTTTGTGATGGACGTTTACCTTAACCTCAAATCCTTTCTTTTTGGATTGTTTTATTCCACAATCTTGACAACAATAATCGTCTCGTTTCATTGCTTCGCTTCGTTCCGCAGAACGTACCCACATCTGCCGTAGCATTCCTTTAATTCTTGCTCTGGATGTTCGTGTTGGTGCCATGCTCTTGCTAGGCTTTCTTGGTTTATAAAATATTGGGAAATTGTCAGTGGGGTTAACACACACAAAAACAAAACAAAACCCAACAATCGCACAATACATAACAACAAGCACCAAGCTGGGCGAGTAGGGCGAGCCCAGCTGGTCCCCCCTAGCAGGGGGGCGAGGGGGGTAGAGGCTAGATTAGCTCGCAAGGCTTATTAGCCCTTTGGCTCGGGCGGAACCCCGAGCAGCTTGCTAAGCAAGCTGGCTTATATGGCTTGCTAGCGTAAGTTCCCCTGTATGAGCCCTAAATCAGCCAGTAATGGCCAAGCGAACGAATAAAGTATCGTGAGCCTTCCCCAATGGAGCTTATAAGCTATGCTTAGAAGTTGGCTGATGTCTTACTCAGCCAAAGGGAAGGAAGGTTAAAAAGCTTCCGATTGGGGAGAGGTGATGTAATTGTATGGATTGTGCGAACCTTTTGGATTGTGCGAACGTAAGATTATATAAACAAGTGATGTTTGTTAGTCTTATTGAATGATACAATATAGTCTAAAGAATTAAAGCATTGTGACTCAGTCGCCCCGGATGATTACTGCAATAACAAGGAACCTCACATTGATTCTATATTCCCTTTCATTACAATAAGAAACAACTGCGTGAGACATATATATGGGTTTCCATTTATAAGATAGAGAGAAGTTAATAAAAAGGCTCCAATTTGGCTTTAACTTTAACCAGTAAATGCTCACGCATAGCTAGAAGTGTGTTAAAAAAGGGGTTTTTAGCAATGATTCTAAAAAGAGGGGAGAGGGTCATTATTTAAAGGATATATCTCACACCGAAACATATATAAAGGTGTTATCTTTGGTTATTGTATGGCTAACGAAATTATAAGGATGAATAGGATAAGAATGATATTAAAGGAAGTTCCAAAGAGAAAGATTAATCGTTATGAATTTATAGCGAAGATGTCATTAAGGCATGGAATATCCTCTCGTACAATAGATGATTATATGAAAACGTTGATAGATGCGAAGGAAATAATGTTTGATAATAAACTGATTTGGAAGGAAGATGCATAAGGGATTATCACAGCTTCCAGAGACTCCAGAGTTTAGACAGAAGCAATGGGATATTTCTAGTAATTCAGAGAGAGAAATGTACACGAACGCTATGGAACAATGGAAAAAAGATTATCCTTTTTGTGCTGGTATAATGGCTGATTGTATTGGCGACCCGGCTAAACGATAACCCAAGACTTATTCTCTCTTGTTTTTCTTTTTTAGTTTCCATTATTATAAAATGTGGGCGAGAGAGACATTGTAGAACTGCCTGAGTCTCATTTAAGTGGTTTACCCCACATCCTAGTCTTTCCCAGTGTCAATCAATGAGGTTCTTATGTTTATATCCCTTGTTCTTGTAGGAAAACCTCAATGAGTATGAAATCCCCTTCAAAAAATGGGGATAATTAATTTAAATATTACTTTACTACTTCAGTAGAATAGTTGGACTCCTTCTTCCGTCTTGATACCGAGCGTGACTTCCTTTCTTGACAATAGTCTCTGGCATAATTCCTTTGCTTTCTTTGCTGCTTTGTTAATTTCATTCATTTTGTCTTTGAAGGCTGTCCGCATTTAGAACAAATATCTGGCTTTCCAATATCCCAACGCTTACCCCATTCTTCTTTACTGACTTCCTTGTTGAAAATCCAATACTTTGATTTATCTTTCTTGTCAAACTTTAGATTAATACACATAAATCCATTAACTAAATTCTTGCATTTTTTACAATAGTCACAATAGTCACAAAAGTTACAAGAGTTACAAGAGTTACAAGAGTTACAAGAGTCACAAAAGTTACAAAAGTTACAAGAGTTACAAGAGTTACAAG